ATGTCGCGCAGCTTATTCCCGGGTGACCGATGGCTGAGCCGGCCGTAACCGGACGCCGACCTGATCGGCGCGGGCGGATTGCCCGGAAAGCATCCAACCCCCACGTAGCCCCCACGCCGCGCCAGGGGGCCGCCAGTGACCCGATCGCGTTCATCAACAGCCTCACGCATACGAAAGGGCCCTTCGCCGCGCAGACGTTCGACCTGCGGCCCTGGCAGCGCCGCATCGTGAAGCAGCTGTTCCGGAAGCGGAAGGACAAGCTCAGGCAGTACCGGACGTGCCTCCTGATGCTGCCGCGGAAGAACGGGAAGACGGAGCTCGCGGCGGCGGTCGCGTTGTACGGGCTCCTGGCGGATGGGGAGACGGGCGCCGAGGTGTACTCGGCGGCGGCGGATCGGGACCAGGCCGGGCTGGTGTTCGGGGTGGCGGCGCAGATGATCCGCAACAATCCCGAGCTCGACGCCCAGTGTTACATCGTGGAATCCCAAAAACGGATTGTCCATAAGGCGAGCGGCAGTCTTTACAAGGCGATTTCCGCCGAGGCGTACAGCAAGCACGGGTTCAATGCCTCGCTGGTGATTTACGACGAGCTGCACGCGGCGCCCGATCGGCGGTTGTACGACGTGCTGTCCACGTCGATGGGCGCGCGGAAGCAGCCGCTGTTATTTGTCATTTCGACGGCCGGGTATGACCGGCATTCCATCCTGTGGGAGCTCTACGCGCACGCGAAGAAGGTGCTCGAGACGCCGGCGCTCGATCCGACGTTCCTGCCGGTGCTGTACGAGGCGCCGATTGAGGCGGACTGGACCGACGAAAAGGTCTGGCATCAGGCCAACCCGGCGCTCGGCGATTTCCGGAGCCTCGAGGACATGCGGATCCTGGCGGCGCGCGCGCGCGAAATACCGGCGCAGGAGAACAACTTCCGCCGGCTCTATCTCAACCAGTGGACCGAGCAAGCCTCGCGGTGGATTACCGTGACGGCCTGGGATGCCTGCCGGGCGCCGATCGAGCGCGCGGCGCTGCGCGGCCGGCGCTGTTATGTCGGGATGGACTTGAGCTCGACCAAGGACTTGACCGCGCTGGTCGCCGTGTTTCCCGACGAGACGGGGTTCGACGTCCTGGCGCAGTTTTTCATCCCGCAGGACGCCATCCGCGAGCGCTCGTATCGGGACCGGGTGCCGTATGACCAGTGGGCGCGGGACGGGTACGTCACGACCATCCCCGGCCCGACCATCGGGGACTACGAGGTGGTCCGCGCGGTCCTGAACCAGTGGGCCCGGGACTATGACCTGCAGATGATTGCCTATGACCCGTGGAACGCCACGAACCTGGTCGCGCGGCTCGGGCAGCAGGACGGCCTGGCGTGTGTGCCGATCCGGCAGGGGTTTGGGTCGCTGTCGGCGCCCACGAAGTCGCTCGAGAAGGCCATCCTCGCGCGCGAGCTCCGGCACGACGGGTCGCCGGTCCTGCGCTGGAATCTGTCCAACGTCGCCGTGGAGAGTGACGCCGCCGGCAATCTGAAACCGTCGAAGGTGCTCTCGACGGAGCGCATCGACGGGGTGGTCGCGCTGATCCTGGCGGTCGATGTCATGGACCGGAACGACGAGACGGCGGCGCCGAGCTATTCCCTCGTAACGATCGGCTGACCGACCTATCTGTTTGACAGATGGAGTAGCATGCTCCCCATCTGTTTTCCTGATGGATCGGGCGTATTCGCTCCTCACGGTTAAATCCTTAGCGCCGGAGGGGCGTCGGTTCTCCGGCATCGCCTCGACGCCGGAACTGGATCGCCAGGGCGAGAGCCTCGACATGGCCGGCGTGACGTTCGGCGCCTCCCTGCCGCTCCTGTGGCACCACGACCCCCGACAACCCATCGGCCGGGTCACCCTGACGGCCACGCCGGCCGGAATCCTGTTCGACGCCACGATCCCCGACATCCCGGAGCCCGGCACCCTCAAGACGCGCTGTGATGAAGCGTGGCAGAGCATCAAGGCCGGCGTCATTACCGGCGTGTCCGTGGGCCTGCGCATTCTCGAGCGCCAGGCGCGGCGCATCACCAAAGGCGAGATCTGCGAGCTGTCGCTCGTCACGATTCCCGCGAACGCTTCCGCATCCATCCGGACGATTAAGTCCCTTGCCATAGAAAGGCCCGTCATGACCGCAGCCGAACAGATCCAGAGCCTCGAGCAGAGCCGGACGGACCTGGCCACCAAGATGGAAACGCTATTGACCGCCGAGGCGGATGAACAATCCGTCGCGGACGTGAAGCTCGCGATCAAGAGCACCGAGGCGCGGATTGACCACTGGCGCGAGCTCGAGACCATCCAGCGCCGGGCCGCGACGCCGATCGCGTCGCCCTATGCCCACGTGTCGGTCACGTCGAACCTAGCGCCGGGCACCCGGTGGATCCGTGCGGTCTGCGCCCGCATCGCGGCGAAGAACGCCGGCCTGGAGCCGGCGACGTGGGCCGCGCAACGGACCGACTGGGCCGATACCCCCGAGGTCCTGCTCTCGCTCAAGGCCGCGGTCGCGCCGGGCACCGCCACCGATGCGACCTGGGCCGGGCCGCTCGTCAACCAGAAGATCGCGAACGACTTTATCGAGTTGATGCGCGCGGCGACGATCATCGACCAGATCAGCGGGCTCTACAAAGTCCCCTTCAATACCAAGATTCCCCAGCAGACCGGCGGCGGCACGTACTCCTGGGTGGGGGAGATGAAGCCCAAGCCGGTGACGGCGCTGACGTTCGGGAGCGTCACGCTCGACTGGGCGAAGGTCGCCGGCATCATCGTCTTGACGCAGGAGCTCGTGAAGCTGTCGAGCCCGAGCGCGGAGGATGTCGTCCGGCGCGAGATGGTCGCCGGCATCGCGCGGTTCCTGGATGGCCAGTTCATCAACCCGGCGGTGGCCGCGGTCGCCGGCATCTCGCCGGCCTCGATCACGAACGGCGCCCCGACCGCGGCGGCAACGGCGAACCCGCTGGCCGACATCCTCGGGCTGATTCAGCATTTCGTGAACAACAACATCAGCATTCAAGGCGTGCATTTCATCATGTCGCCCACGAATGCCCTGGCGCTGTCGTTCAAGACCAACAGCGACGGCTCCGCGGTATTCCCCGGCATCGGGCCGGACGGCGGCACGTACAAGGGCCTGAAGTTCGTCACGTCCCAGACCGCCGGCAGCAACGTCATCGCGCTGCAGCCGAACTTGATCCTGTTCGCGGATGATGGCGGCGTGACCATCGATGCCAGTACGGAGGCGTCCCTGCAGATGGACGGCGCCCCGGATTCCCCGGTGGCCGCGACCACGGTCTACGTGTCCATGTTCCAGATGAATACCGTCGCCCTCAGAGCCGAGCGGTTCATCACGTGGAAGAAGGCGAACGCGAACGCCGTCAAGTACCTGACCGCCGCCGCCTATCCGGCGCCGGCCGGCGTCCTGGGCGACGACAGCGAGGCCGAGAGCTCGAGCCGGTCCACGCGGAAGCGCGCCGAGTAGGGCAGGGACGTGGGGGTCCTGACCACCGTCCGGTCTCGGCTGGCCGCGATGCTGTCGCCGGTCAGCGGGACCGGCGCTTGGTGGCCCGTCGTGCAGGAGCCGTATACCGGCGCCTGGCAGAACAACGATCCGCTCACCACGGAATCGGCGCTCTGTAACCCGAGCGTGTTCGGCACGATCTCGCGCATCAGTGAGGACATCAGCAAGATCGCGCCGCCGCTCCTGCTCGAGCGGGACGCCAACGGGTTCTGGATCGAGACCACGAATCCCGCGTACAGCCCGGTCCTGCGCCGGCCGAACAGCTACCAGACCGCGCAGCAGTTCACCGCGGTCTGGATTCAGAGCAAGCTGACGAACGGGAACACGTACGTCCTGAAGTTCCGGGACGAGCGCGGCGTGGTCAATGCGCTGCACGTCCTGGATCCGCACAAGGTCAAGGTGCTGGTGGCGCCAGACGGCAGCGTGTATTACGAGCTCCAGACCAACGAGCTCGCCGGCCTGGCGCCCGAGACCCCGCCGGTCGTCGTGCCGGCGCGCGAGATCATCCACGACCGCTACAACTGCCTGTATCACCCGTTGATGGGGGTGTCGCCGCTCTCGGCGCTGGCCGGCGCGGTCAACCAGGCGCAGGCCATCCAATCGACCAGCACGACGTTCTTCGCCAAGGGCGGCCGGCCGTCCGGCATCCTGATCGCGCCGACCAAGCTCGATCCGTTGAGCGCGCAGCGCCTGAAAGAACAGGCCGCGAACTTCAAGGCCGGCGAAATCCTGATCGCGGAAAACGGGATGAAGTACGACGCGATCTCCACGTCCGCGGCCGATGCGCAGTTGATCGCGCAGCTCGGGTGGACCGAGGAACAGGTGTGCAAGGTCTTCGGGATGCCGGTCAGCATCCTGAACTCGAGCAAGCAGCCGCCCTACGCCAACGCGGAAGCCTCGCAGCTGCAATACAAGTCACAGTGCCTGGAGCCGCTGATGGTCGCGTTCACGACCTGTCTCGGCGCCGGGCTCGATCTGTCGCTGTCCCTCACGCTGGAATTTGACGACACGCTCCTGATCTGGATGGACACGACCACGCGCACCAACGCGGCGAAGACGGCGATCAGTGCCGGCATGTCGGTCAACGAAGTTCGCGACCTGTACTACGGGCTCGGGCCGGTCCCCGGCGGCGAGCTCCCCGTGCTGCAACAGCAGTACTGGCCGATCAGCACCCTCGCCGAGCGGGACGACACGCCGCCGCAACCCGGCCCGACCGAGGAACAAGTGGCGGCGACGGTGGGGGAGTTGGCGTCGTGACGCAGACGTTTTCGCGCGTCACCGTCGCCGCGCCGCTCGTCACGCTGGCCGAGGCCAAGGTGCATCTGCACCTGACCGACACGGACCACGATGCCGACGTGACCGAAAAACTGGCTGAGGCGCAGGAACAGATCCTCGCCCGCCTGGGCGCCGCGGGGGATGCGACCTGGACCGCCTCCACCGCGCCGCGCCAGGTGCGCAACGCGATCAAGCTCCTGCTCGATGCGTTCTATGAACGGCGCGGCGGCGAGGAAAACGCCGAGCAGCTCGAGAAGGCGCTCGCCGCGATCGATCAACTGCTCGGGCTCTATCGCGATCCGGTCATCGCATGAATAGCGGCGCCCTCCGGCATCACGTCACGCTCGACGTCCCTAACGGCGCGACCGGCGGCTATACGCCGCTGACGCCGCCGGACTGGTGGTGTGCGCACCAGAGTGAAGCCGCGGGCTTGGCGATCCTAATCGGGCGCTTTCATCCCGGCATCACGACCGCGACGCGCGTGCATTTCAAGACGAAGACCTACCACGTGGACGGGATCATCAATCGCGACGAGCGCGATGCGGAGCTGGTCTTGAGCTGTTCTGAGGTGTTCGACTGATGGCCAAACGACTTGAGGTGAGTTGGACCGGCCTCGACACCTTCCAGGCGGAATTACAGGCGCTTCCGAAGGATCTCGTGGCCGAGGGGAACGCCATTCTGCTCGAGGCCGCCCAGAGCGCGCAGGCCGCGATCAGCGCCGCGTATCCGCTCCGGACCGGGAACCTCCGCCGCGGCCTGGTCCTGCGGCCGGCGCGCGGGCGCGTGTTCGCCGGCGCGACCCTGCGGCAACGGGCGCCGCACGGATCCATTTACGAATCAGGGACGAAGCCCCGTTACAACAAGGCCGGGCAGTTCCGCGGCCTGATGCCGGCCACGCCGACGTTCTGGCCGATCGCCACGACCTATCAGCAATCCGCCTTCGCGGCCCTGATCGCCCGTCTGTATGCGCACGGCGCCGCATCCGTCACCGCCGCCTAAGGAGTCAGCATGAGTATCAAGACCGGACGCTACGGCAAAGTCAGCTGGGATCCGCTCGGCGGCTCGGCGCTCGTCCAGATTATTTCCATCAACAGCTGGAAGGGCAGTTTCAAGAACGACTACGAGGACGTGAGCTGCTTCGGGGACACGAACAAGGTGTATATCCCGGGCCTGATGAACATCGAAGGCACGTTCTCCGGGTTCTGGAACTCGGCCGAGTTGGCGCTGTTCAAGGCGGCGATGTCGCCGACGCCCGGGACGCTGCAGCTCATGCCGAACACGACGGAACCGTCGTTCTACTGGCAGGGGCTGGCCTACATGGGCGCGGACATCGACTGCAGCCTCGACGCCCCGAAGGTGACGGGGGACTTCAAGGCCGCGGGCCCCTGGACGGTCCCTGGGGCGGTCACGGCGACCGGCGCCGGGCCGGGCACCGGTGTCGGGACGTTTACGCCGGCCGGCGCGTCGCCGCCGAACAATTTTGCCGACCTGTCGGACGCGAGTCCGATCACCGCGAACCCGGCCACGAACTGGACGGCCGGGCAGTTCATCCAACTGGCGGACGGCACCCGGGCGCACTGGAACGGGACCATCTGGGTCGCCGGCGTGCATCCGTAGGGCGATGTTCGAGGGGACGGTCACCCTGCGCGGCCAGGAGGCGACGGTGGTCTGGGGCTACCACACCGCCGCCGTCTGTACCTCCTGGACCGCCGCCCGTACGCCGCAAGGCCAGTGGACGCTCCAGGCGACCTTGAAGCGCGCGGATCCCTTCCAACTGCGCCAGCGCCCGCTGAAGTTCACGGCGCCGCGGGTCGGCGGG